AGTGCCGACGGCGGGCACGCTCCCGGTAAGGTCGATTTCGCGGATTAAAACACCCGGTGCTCTACTCATGGTTTTTGTCCTCGGTAAATTAAATCGGATTTGGAAATTAGTTATAAGTTATTTATTGATTATGCTAAAATAGCTAATTTTCCATACAGGGGATTTCAAGTGATTACCGTTAAACCACAGAGTTATGGCTACGGCGCATATACAGATTACATGCTTTATTTGTATCAAGAATTATCTGTCATGCCGTTTCCTACGAAGCTGAAAGTACCCAATGCAGCTTGGGACGAATACCTAGACTTAATCTATTCTGCCTGCGGACGGCCGCTATGCGAGAAAGATTACTGTATTGAACTACCTGCCGTCGAACTGCATGATGACAATAAAACCGTTATCCTTGGTTTCAGCGGCGGTAAAGATAGCGCTGCCACAGCTGCCTACTTTATCGACAGCAATATCGGTTGCCAGTTATACCGCGCCAAGGGATTCAATGCGTCGTATCCGGTAGAACAGATGGTGGCTGAACAATTTGCCGATAAAACTGGGCTGAAGCTGATAAGCCATAAAATCGCGTATGCAGGCAAATGCGAATATGATTCGCCCACCAGCGAGTCTGTCGTGAAAGACCAATTGATTATGGCCATGATGATTGATTACATGATAGCCAATAATTATCACATTTTCAGCCTTGGCTGTTTTCGCTCTGATACTTTGGCCATTGCCAATCCCAAACTCAACCTATCGGATTCCGACGAAATCATTAAGGCTTTTGTGAAGGCGGTTAAGGCTACCTTCCCCGCTTTGCGCTATATTACATCGCCGTTTAAAACCACGCATCATGCCAAGGCCTATCTCTACCACAAACACATGGATTGGGTCAAACATACGCAATCCTGCCTGATACCGGATAGGCATAGAAACAAGGTTCGCGAAACTATGGCAGGCAAGTACAGCATGGTTATCCCGCCCAACCGCTGTCTGTCGTGCTGGAAATGCTGCATGGATGCGTACTTGTTAGACCAATGGGGATTTGAAATCCTGCCTGCAGATGCCTACCAAAACCAAGTATTGCGGATATTGCGCAAATCTGTGGCCGAAGAAAATTCGACAGTCAATCCGACTACAGACGAAGAATTGCTGGATGTCTATACGCCAAGAGAAGAGGTTGAGCGGTATAAGCTTGCCGACAATGTATTACAGGACATCGATAATCAAGAAATACTGGATTTAATCGATACCCATCAATACCAATATAAAGCATGCGATACAGTAGCCGATTTCTTCTAATGCCCCACAGTCGCTTCACAATCGCCACAGATTGCGACGAAGCATTAGGGTAATACCCTAGCCTACCTTAAACAAAAAACGCCCTGATTTGGGCGTTTTCGCATTGGCGCGTATCAAACGTAATACACGCCTGAAGAATCATTCCAAGTATCGTCTTGGTCAATCCCGTTGACCACAAACATAAACAGAGGTTCTTCATCCATCGCTTGGGCGCTTAGATTGCGTATGGCTTTTGGTGCATCGTTAAAACTATCCCTGAAGTAGGGCGTGGTTGTCAGCAGGGCAAACAGTACCATGGTCATTACCACATCGTCGTGCTTATTGTTGTCGGCCTGATAGCTGCTCCCTTTCTTCACAAACGTAGTCAGTTCTGTAATGGCAGCGGCGTCATTGGTTATCAGGCATTGCGTTTCCATGAGCGTCTTCAGATTGCTGCAGCCTATGGATTTGGTTTTCTTAGTCGTCCGTATTCCCAAGTTCTGCGGGCTGAAACGTATATCGCCTTTGGTGGCGTCATAGCAAATCAGGTTTTCGTAATCATAGTCCATCCATAGGGTCTGTGCCACGCCGTTGCCTATGCTGTTGGTTTCAACGGCCAGCCATGCGCCATTGTAAGCCTTGGCAATCTTGAATACTTCGTCAGCGAATGGCAGCGGGGTTATCAGATTATTGCGATAGACGGCCACGTGCCTGTAGGGCATAGCGGTAACATCAAAGACTGATACCACGCTGCTGTCATTACCTGTGCCTTCGGCCACGTCGGCAATAGCCACATAGACATGGTCAGGCTTGGGTTCTTCATACACGCTAATTTTATCTGAAGTAAATTCAGGCAGCGGCGTTTTAATGGCCAAGCGGCGCAATGTTGGTCCAGACAATAGTGTGGCAGCCGAACCCAAGAAGGCGCATTCAAATTCTTGTGCGAACTCTTGCGGCGTCATATTGGATTTCGTGTCGGCCAGCCATTCTTCATCATAGTTGGGATTATGCGTGTAATCGTAAAGCAGCGGGATAAACTTATTGCGCCGTTCTTCCGCTTCCGTCCACAGCTTGTAGAACAGGTTCATGCCGTTTGGCGTACTGGTGATGATAACCTGCGTGGTTTTACCGGATGAAATTACCGGATAGGTCGAAGTATAGAAGGCCACATCATTTTCGACGTGGGCAAACTCGTCCAAGTAAACAATGTGGAAACTACGGCCACGGATAGATGAAGATGAAGTGGCAGCGGCGACAATCTTCGCGCCGTTACCCAATTCAACACTATACTTGTTCCACTCTTTCACGCCAACCTGCATATACCAAGGCAAGGCTTCGTAGGCGCGTTTCAGCCTGTCGATTACGTCAAGACTCGAATCAGCTTTGTTGGATAGGATGGCAATGCGTATATCCCTACGGGTCAATGCTTGGTGGAGCAGGTAGGCCACGACAGTCGTGGTTTTGCCCATTTGTCGTGCCATCATGGAAATCACAAAGCGGTTGCTGTAGCAGGTCGAAATAAACTCTTTCTGGTAATCCCGCATCTTGAACAAGGTAAACCCGCCGTCCAAGTCTAGGATTTTCACATAGTTGGCGACAAAATACAGGATGTCTTTAGCGCATTTCTTGAGCTCGGTATCCTGTGCCTTGGTAAGCGGTATCAATACCCCGGCGCGTTTCAAATTGCGCTGGTTCATGTAGCACAGGTTTTTCTTGTCGATTTGGCCGTCTTTAATCATCATTGTCTATATTAAATCTGTCTTTAGGGCTTTCCACGGCAGCCTGATAGGCGTCGGATGTATCGGCTTGGATAACGACATTGGCCGTCTGCGCTTGGATATTGGGCTGCTGTGATGAACGCTGTTCTTTGGTTACAGAGGAGTTCAGGGATACCAAGAGCTGATTCATCTCGGTAACAGTCTTCAGGAAGCCGTTTAAAGCAATGATGGCCTTGTCGCTTCTTGTTTCTTCGACTGCGCCCACTACATCCGGGAAGGCATCCATTGCGCCTTGTATCAACAGGCGGATATTATGGCGGGCATCCTTGTAATCGAGTGTGGCATTGGTGGCCATTTGATTGCGGAAGGCCTGAACCTTGCTCATGAAATCCGCTTCTTCGGTATGCTCTTTCACTACCGGGGTTGGCGGGGCAATCGGTGTGGCCGCGTTTAGCGATTTGGAAATGGGGTCGACGTAGTTACTCATCGGGGTCTACCTTGATAATGGTTTCTTTAATCCTGTGGGGGTCAGTCTTGTTGGCTTCCCTTGGTATCACTTCAGCCGTCAGGGTCTCGTAGATTTTGCTGTAATCAGTCGCGCCAAGATGCAGGATGGTTTCCTTAATGCGGTTGGCGGTTTCATTGGGGCTGTACAGATAGCCTTGTACGGTAAAGGATAGTGTCCACAATACCGAACGGGGCTGGCTGTATTCGCCTTCCCATGTATCTTCATAGCCCGAGCTGTTGAGCGTGATGGTATAGTCATTGCGAAATCCCATGCCGTCTACATCATCAGCGGTAACGTTAAAACTGGGCTTAAACAATGGCAGGATTTGTTCGACTACCTTCAGGCTTTCTTCAAAGCGCAGGGTTTTGACATACAGTTCGAAGGTAAAGTCGTAGGGCACGCGGTTAAACTGAACAGTCTTGGTATCGTGGCTTTCCAAGCGCTGTCGCTTGTCAGTCATCCTTTGCGGGGCATAGGCAATACCCGTCATGTAATACGCCATCCTAGGCAGGGATTGTTCTGTCTTGATGTTATACAGGTCGGGTCGCTCTTGCTGGAAATTAACGAACTTGTCTCTAGCAGCATAGTACAGAGGCACTTTGCGGATTTGATTGAAATCATCGATTACATGCAGGCTGTTAAAGACTGTGCCGAAAATCACGACTACCCGCTTGATGGTTTCATGGTAGAAGGGGGTTGTTAGGGCGGTGTGCATTAGGTTCCTCCAAACGGATTCTTCTCGTCAAACTTAACAAGTGTGTCGGCCTTGTCTTGGACTTCTTGGTTCTGCGTGGCCAAATCATTGTAGTAATCCATCGCGGCAAACTGTTCTGTAAGCTCGGGGATACTGTCAAATATCGGCGTTTCGATTTTCTCGTTATAGTTCGGCGTGTAGTTAGTAACCTGCAGGCGATACAGGAAAGCCCGGCCATGCTGCCAGTTGGTATCTGCAAAATCAACGTGGTTGATGATGAACAGGTTATTGGTAAAGGTAGCGTGGCCATAGCCAAAGTAAACCAAGTCGCCTTCCAGCGGGCGCTCCAATACCTTCAGGCCTTGGGATGCCCGTTCGGCCTGTGCTTCCTGCCAGCGACGTTGAGAAATCTTGATGCTACCCGTATTATCGATATTCAAGCCAAACTGGTTCATGAACTCGTTTGTGCCCTGCCAGCCTGTTACGTTATCGCTGATACTGGCTTCAATGACAAAAGAGTCTTTGAACTTGGATGCCTTGGCTTCGGTAAAGATTTCGTCGACTGCAAACTCACTGCGGTGGATGTAGGTTACGTCAAAGCCGCTGATTTGGATGTCTTCGTCGACTAGGTCGGCAAACAGCGCTTGTTCGTTATGCGCTTCCAGCCTGTCAAAAAAGGGATTGACTGCCATCGGTAGTATCCTATAAGGGTCTATCTAACAGTATTTAAATATCAGATAGATAGCGGGGATACAGGATTCGTGAAATATGTTAATGATTGTCGAGGATTGGATGGGTTGACCCCTCAACAACCAACCGATACCCCGTTGAGCAGAAATCCTTATCCCACAAACAGTTACCAACAATCCTAGAAATTCTAGGATTTTAGATAGAATGTTAATGATATGGCAGATATTGAAGATGATGTAGCAGGCGTGAAGAAGCCCAAGCTGAAAATCAAGCTGAAGCAGCCCAATAAGGCCAAACCGCATGTGAAGCTGAAGCGGATGGATTTGCCACAGCCCAAGCCGAAAGCGGTTAAAGAACCGGAAAAGCCAAAGCTGAAACGGGTTGCCCCGATTAAATCCAAAAAGGCCAAGGAGGCCGAGAAGGCTACCAAGGCCAAGCCTGAAGCTGCGCCAAAAGAAACCAAAGCCAAGACTGCCAAGGATACCAAACCAAAGCGCACAGCAAAAGACACTAAGCCGTTGCGTACTGCCAAGGATACCAAGCCTGTCAAGACGGCCAAGGCTGCAGCGGCTAAAACTGCCAAGCCCAAGTTGACCAAGACAGCGCCTAAGCAACCTAAATCAGCTTCTAATGCAGCGCCGGAAGAAAAGAATGCGATTGAAAAGAAGGTTCGCATTGCTACAAGACAAGGCCGTCTGAAGAAACGTGCCGATAGCAGCCTGCGCTGGTATCTAGGCAAGCTTCGGGAAGCAGGTGGTAGTCATGATGAACGCAATGTGGCCACGGCAGTATCCAGCCGTCAGAAAATGTATATCGGCGGGATGTATCAATATGTCTATGATGCCAAGACTAAAGAGAAGCTGCCTTATTGGGATGCCTTCCCGCTGATTGTTTGCATCAACGTGTATGCGGATGGCTGGCTCGGGTTGAACCTGCATTACTTACCGCCTATCTTGCGGGCAAAGCTGCTCGATAAGTTGATGGAGTACAGCAAGACAATCCGTACAGGCGGGAATGGCAAACGCACATACATGCATCTGTCATACAAGATGCTGTCTAGGCTGTCGCAAGTGCCCTTCTTTCAACACTGCATTAAGCGATACTTAGCCAGCCATGTTCAATCCAAAATCATGCGCGTAAATTCGAGCTTTTGGGAAGAAGTGGCCTTCCTGCCGACACAGCAATTCAAGAAAGCCCCTGATTCCACCGTTTGGAAAGATGCTAGGAGATACAAATAATGTCCAAAGCAGATATGTCAGTGCTGAAACTGTTCAGCGAAATGCAGCGCGGTATATCCATCCCTAACAAATACAGGATGGAGTTTAACCTGCCTAAAGGCGTGCCCAATACGGGCAGGATTACCAACGACCAGTCAGAGCAGGGCAGGATTCGACAATCCCAATCCCTGTATAATGGCACTGGCGCAATCAATATTATGTGCCACAGCGCCATGTTCCCGGATAGGATGCTGCAGAGCTATGAACACAAACAGATGGTCATGCCCTACCGCGTGCCCTACAGCCAAATGTATAACCCGGTGACCATGACCTTCTATGCCGATAGTACGCTCAATACGCGGCGCTACTTCGATATTTGGCAAAATGCCGTGGTCAATATCCACGACAATACCCTGAACTTCTATTCGGAGTTCACATCGGATGTGCATATATGGGCATTGGATAGGGAAGGGAATGACGCCTATGGTGTGAAACTGATTGAAGCCTATCCTTTAACATTGGCCAGCGTTGATTTGAGTTATGGTAATAATGCCGTGCAAAACGTGACGGTCACCTTTTCATACAAATACTGGGCTACCTTGGATGATAACCGTGGCGAAGCCCGAACTATTGTGGAGAAACCTTATGGCAAGAGGTAAGGAAAAGCCTTACTTAAACCCGTGGCTGTTTAATGGGAAACCTTTTGATACTGTGCCTGAAGGGGCATTCGGATTTGTTTACCTGATTACCGAACTTGAAACGGGTAAGCGCTACCTTGGCAAGAAAGTATTTTGGTTTAAGCGCAAGCAGGCCGGGAAACGCGCCAAGGTAGTCAAAGAATCAGATTGGAAGCATTACTGGTCTTCGTGTGTGGTCTTAAAGGATTTGGTCAAAGCGAAAGGCGTTGATGCCTTCAAGCGCGAAATACTGGTTGTTTGTACTACAGAGCGGGATATGAACTATCTCGAGGTCAAATACCAGTTCGGCTTCAATATCCTAGAACAGCCTGAAGGGTGGTTTAACGAAAACATTAACGGCAACTGGTATCCGAAAAACTATGTGGGTTTGGCTGAAAGAACCAGTTTTAGCATTTCGTAGCTTTCAGGCTCGAGGCCATAGTAATAAAACTGCTAAGGAAATTTAAATCCTTAGCAGTTTATTTTAAGGCTACCTGATTAGATTGGTAGATTATGGTTTTACTGGTTTGTGATGGGATTGAATAGGCCTGTATTCAGCCTGATTTAGCATTTCGTAGCTTTCGGGTTCGAGGAAGGAGTAATAAAACTGCCACGGATTTTTAGTTCCGTGGCAGTTTCTGCTAAGGTTTAAGCCCATGAAATCGTGAAAACTCGGTACTCATCTACAGATACATGGTAGCCAGCGCCCTGCAAATGTTCTTTGGCTTCTACCACATCAACCCCCATGGGCGCTTCAATGATGGCTAATGTTTTTCTATGATTAACGGCCTTGGTAATGGCTAAGGCTACCATGATATACCACTCACTGTTTCTGATAGGCAGGTAATCAAGCTTTTGTCTGGTTTTGTAGATAAATCTAACTTGGCTGGCATAGGGTATCATGATTGTCTTCCTGATTAACCAAAATATTCGTCTGCATCTTTCTGTGGCGGATACAGCATCTCTTCTACGCTTTCTTTCAAGCGACCCCATTGGATGAGCATACGGCGCTCTTTGCCCAGCGTTACTTTGTAGCCTGCAGCGACGAAGATGCCTTGGATTTCGAGAGAGTCGTACTCTTTGGGCAATGTCAATGCCATTGCGTTAATGCCTGCTAAGGATACTTGTTTGATGTTGGATAGGGCTACCATCTGACACCAAAGGTTGGGCGGTAACACTGTGTTGGGGTCGATTTTACCGAACTGCTTGGCCAGTTTGGCAGTGAACAGCAATGGCTGGTCTTCATATTTCAGTTGTTGGGGTTCTTGGATTTCCATTATCACATTTCCTTTTCAGTTAATAATTGAGATTTACATCATACACGATTTTCAAATATAGCGTTTCTCGGGGTCACAATCGCCACAGATTGCGACGAAGGGGTTGAGGTAGGCTAGGGTATTACCCTATAGCGTCGTCGCAATCTGTGATGCGCTGTGGCGCTTCTATGATTTACCATTCAATCTTGATTTGGTTGTTTGGTAGAAGAGTTACTGTGTAGCCCTTGGCTTCCAATACCGCTTGAACTTCTTTTACGTTAAAGCATTTTGGCACAAGCAGCATGTACATGGTAGTCGGAAAATTGCGGGCAATCTTAAAGATGGCAGCGGCAACAAAGGTTTCTACCCATTCTTCAGTCGTATAAAGCTCATTGGCATACTGGCGCTTGTAGTGTTCGCGCTGCTTTTGAAACTCTTTTAATTTACTGGCGGGCAGTAACATAATCAATCCTTTTCAGATATGGCCTGTGCTCGCGCACAGATTGCCACAGATTGCAATTAAGGGGACGAGGTAGGCTATGGTATTACCACGCAATAGGCATCTGATTTTCGTTATCCCGTTCGACGAAATAACCTGATTGAGTTAAAATGTCGGCGACTGCTTCGTCATCGATATAGTATGGAATATCGATACGACAACCAGAAACATCACTGGTTTTGGCAGCATGCATGATGCGAGCAGCCACTACCATGTTAGTCCAGTCGTCGGCATTGATGCTATCGCCGACAACGCGCTCTTTATCCTTGATACAGCTTTGCTGAAACGATTTAATCAGGCGGGCATCTACAATCATTGGTATTCCCCCTTACCATGCAACATGGATATTGCGGGCTTTGGTTACGGCTACGGTATAACCTGCAGCGGCAATGCGGGCAGCGATATACCCGATACTGTACTCGCTAGGGATAACGGCAATCGAAGCATGGTCGCGTCCTACGCGGCGCATGGTTTGAATATGGTCAAGAGCAGTTCTGATATAGTTTTGCATTTCTTGGTTCCTTTACTGGTAAGCATTTCACGGGGATATGATAAAAGGATATTGCTTTAAATGCAATATCCTTTTTTGTAAAGATTTGGTAAATCTTATTCGCTGTTGCCACGGGCATGCCCGGCAATGACGAGGGCATTTTCATGTTCAATCGCACCGGGTACTTTATCGAACTGGATAATTTCCCATTGCTCGTCGTAGATTGATGGCAAATCAATACCCGGCCAGCCTAATGTAGCATGGATGCAGCCTAATGGTTCGTAGAAATAATACAAGACGCCTGTATAGCGGTTTCTTGCAAAGCATGGCAAGCTTGGCGGATTGTCTGTGCCGATTCGGATTTCTCCAAAAATGTCGTCCATCAAACACTCTGATTCAAGGCCAACAATATCGTATTCTTTGCCTTCATAACAAATGAAATTGTAGTCATAGCGACGCCCGCCAATTTCAAGGGATTTGTCGCGGTAGGATGCTGTTACCTTGAACGGAACGGTATCTCCATTAGATAAAACAAATTTCGTTGTATAGGGGCAAGTCATCAGGTAGCGCCGGATAATCTTAGCGACTTCAGGGATAAAGCGGTCTTCTTCATTATAAAAAACTTGGTATTTGCTGGTCATTTTCATTTTCATTTAAATTCCTTCCATGAAACAATCAATTGGTATACAGGTTCAATCTGAATAGTTACGGCATATCCCTTGGCAGACAGGGATTGCTTAATCAATTCGGGGTTTAGATTGGGCAATAACGGGATAGTGGCAGACAAGTATCCGTCGTCGGCTTGTTCGCAAATGGCCTTAACGCATGTTTCATGCAGCCATTTGGTTGTTCGTTCGTCGATACTGCGCTTACTGGTAGCCAGTTCCCGCATAGCCCCTGCGGATGGTATCGGTGTCATAATGGAAATATCTTTCACGGGTTAATCAGGATGGCCATTATAGCGCAGGCAAAACAAAACCGCCAAACTTTTTACGGCTTGGCGGTTTCTTATGGCTTACTTGGCTTTAGGCTTTGCCGCTTTCTTCGGGGCGGTTTTCTTGGCTACCTTGGCCTTTACCGGGGCTTTGGGCTGTGATACGCGCTTGCCTTTCGGGGCGGCTACCGGGGCTTTTGCCTGTACGGGCTTGCGGGTGCGTTTGGTGCATTTCAGGAGCAGGTTGAAGAATACATCGCGGTATTTGTCCTCAACAATCAGTTCATAGCCTTTGGGTAGTCGGCTGTTCAGCTTGGCCAGCGTGCCGTTGATGTCGGTGGTATATACCCCATGCAATACGCAGCGCATGCCGTTGCCTGACGGATTGGCCAAGGATTTCTGATTGTAGATTTTGCTGCAATACACGTCAAAGGCATTCAGCGCATCGCGGCAAATACGGGTTTCATAGTGGGTAGATTGTGATTTACGTTGAGTCATAGTTAAATTCCCTTTCGGGGTTGTTGGAAAACTTTACTTGTGCTTATTGTACATCATCGTCAAGCTTGAAGTAATCAAGCGGGTCAAGCCTGCCACGAAGGCCAAGGCCGGGTTTAACGCTGGTTCGAACTTCAAAGTGGAGATGACTGCCCTTGGCCTTGTTAATCATGCCTTTTGCATTACCCGTGCTTCCGGATAATGCAATGCGGTCGCCCGCTTTTACCTGCTGGCCAACTTGGCACTTGATACTGGATAGATGAGCATAGAAGGCATACAGGCCGTCTTTAATCTTCAGGGTTACAGTCCAGCCGTAGCCGTCATTGCCACGGGCTACATCGGCGATTACTCCATCGTCGACGGCATAGACCCTGTAGCCGTTGTCGACGGCTAGGTCTATGCCTTGATGGGGTCTAGGGCTGCCGTCTTTGTTGGTTCGAACCATCCCAAACATGGCAGACTTCTTACTGCGCAGGCCTGCTGTGCGTAATACGTTTTCGTGTAGGGGTTTGTGTTTGAACTGATAATCAGACATAATCATTTCCTTACGGGCTTAATAGATAACCCTATTTACAGCAAATTGGCAAAACGGGCTGCCGTGCTGCCTGTCTTGAATGAGCCCGCATCGGCTTCAATCCGTTTGGTTTCGGCGTTTTTCAGTTTGGATAATGCGGGGTTCTCGACATCATAGTATTGCTGGCGGGCTTGATTAACACCAACCACAAAGCGCAGTAACTCGGATTTGTCGCCATAGCGGGATTTGATTTGCTTGCACATTACCTGATTCATTTCATCCAGTTCATCGGTGCGGGTTAAAGACACCATATAGTCAGCGGTTGCGGGGACGCCCATGGAATTTCTTGTTACAATGCCATTCGCGCAAAATAGATTATCCCGTGATACCGTAATATCTAACATTTCTTGTTCTCCAAGATATTCTATCTCAACAATTTCATCGTTGAAATCAATCAGTTCTTCAAGTTCTAATGCCAATGATGCTTTTTCAAACTCTTCCTTAATAATTGCTTCAATGATGCTTTCAATCGGTATATCATACTTGTTCCGAGATTTGATAATCCTTGCCTGAGCCGCCACTGCCTTATAAAAACGGTCGTCGCCATTATACGGCAGATAGAGATTTAAGTCTTTCATCGACTATCCTTTTCAATTCGTCGCAAAAAGTCGTCATTTCGGGCAAATTATCAGACCAAACTTCTATCAACAGAAACCCATTTGTTTTAATAGCTTCCCGTTTCTTTTCATCATATGCCCATTTTTCTGCCAACGGGCGCATTGATTTACTTCTTCTTAACTCGTAAGCAATATCATGCTCATATTTTGGATGATAGCGGTATCCGTTATATTCAATAGCAATTTTTGCAGATGGGATACAGAAATCAATGAAAAAGTATTCGTCTTCGTGTTGCACCCAATACTCGCCTTTAAACGATTTTGCATACCGATAAAAATCACTATCAAATCCACATAATTTAACCACTTCTTCAAAAAACATGTTTGATTCTTTAGAGCGCCCAACTACGCCTTTATCGCGCATCCCTTTTATCTTCGCCTCGTTTAGTGCGTTCCATTTCTCGATACCAAATTTGGCAATATATTCGTCTTTTGTATATCTTGGCAAATAAGAACTAACTTTCCGAATTTCTTCTTCAATAACCTTTGGGTCAGTTATCCCCCTACTGATATAAAACTCGCGACACCCACGAATCCGCTTCCTATGCCATAACGGGTCTTCTGCTACTAACTTAGCAATCGCTACCTTACAAGCTTCTTTCGCCTTTCCGTTTGTAAACGGGTTTTTCCCATCTTTAATTTGTTGAAGCGTATGTTCTCGGTTCTTCACGCAACGAGCATCATATATCCGCTGCCCCTCTTCTTTTCCATAGCAAAACTGAAAACACTCTATCGTATTGTCATTATACGGGCGCTTCCAACCATGGCTTGCATACAAATCCATAATTTCTTTAATTTCAGTCAAATCATCGCAATGTGCCGCTAATCGATAAAGAAACCGGCATTGGTCCATATGCAATGGACGATATTTACTATGAATATGTTCACAAACTTCTATCTTATCAGGCGGAAGTTCGCCATAATCAACAACCATCTTTTTCATAAACCTACGTTCAACAAAGCGTTGTTTGTGAATACTTGGTTTTCCAGCCATAAAGTTCTCCAATCATATTATCTGTTTCATACACAGATATTTATATCATGTGTCCTTGCTACTGGCAAGAACATCCCCAACAACCAAATCACAAACTTTTTTACGGCCTTGATTAGTTGGGAATACATGGTTTGTAGAAGCGACAATTTCTTTCCCAGACTTCGTTCTAATACGAACGGCCTGCTTCACTTGCGGACAATGAGTCATTTTTACGGTGACCCATCTATTCCCATGTGATTTGATAGTATCGCCGACTTTCAAATCCTTCAACAACATTTCGCCTTTTTCTTTATGAGTAACAATTGTATTTGGTCCCAAACAGTCCGCCACGTCGTCCATAGATGCGTCAGAACTCTTCATGCCCTGCCTGTTAAACTGCACACCCGTCCAAACTGCTATATCATGGGTAATCCCGATATTGCGCAGCTCTTGAGCAATGAACTTTTGATATTCATAGCTGTTGGATTTACCATGGCTAATTAATGCGCTGGCGCAGATGCCTAGGTAATCGACAAACATTACGTCAATATCAATATTCAGCTTTGCCTTCAGTTCTCGGAGGATATGGCGGAAATGCCCCGAATGGCCTATACCCGCTTCATATTGCTTCAGGATTAGTTTGCCGTATCCCTTTTGCTTGATGTAATCAATCTGGTTAAGAAACTCGGTTTTGCCAATCTTGGGCAATCTATCCATGGGGATGTTTAACAGGTTGGCGTCAATGCGTCGGCTGATTTCTTCCTCGGCCATTTCTAATGTGATATACAACACATTGTATCCAGCCTTGACATAGCCTGCAGCTAGGTTACACATGAAACCTGTTTTACCCGCGTTTACCCCTGCAGCCACAACATTCAGAGTTTTTCTTGGTATTCCCCCGCCTGTTACACGATTGAAAACATCCAACTGAAACGGAATCCTTGCAATCGGATTGGTATAGTATTCATAGCGGGCAGCCGCATCTTCGAGCCAGTCATGGCCGATTGATACGTCGAATGTGATATTAACCGCATCCCTAAGCATATCGGGGATAATTTCGGGCTTCAGCTTCTTCTCATCGCCGTTATAGATGGCGATAGAAGTCATGATGGCATTATAGGCAGCCTTTTCCCGACAAAACTTCTCGGCATGGTCTTTCAGCCATTCGTCCGTAGGCAAATCCATCTTGTACAGGGCAGCCACATAGCCTTCGAGTTCGGCCTTCTTTTCAGGCGGTATCTCGCCTTTGGTCACTTCGTACAGCAAAGCCGCTTCAGATGGCAAGGCATCATATGTTGCTATGTAGGCATTGATGGCTTCGTAAACCGTATTGTCAGCTTCGTCTGTAAAATAATCGGGTTTGAGAAACGGCGCAGCTAATGTGGTAAAGGATTTATCACGGCACAGAGCCGCTAGGATAATCTGTTCTTGGGAGATAGACATGTTGCTAACTCCCGATATTACATCAAGGTCGACAATATCGGGTTACGGGCTAGGGCAGCTTCTTCAGAGCGTTTAATCCTATCCACCATATCGTTAAACACATCTATCGGGTCTTCAAGGCTGGTATCCGGCAATACCTCGTTGCCTTCTTCGTCGTAAATCGGCGTCAGCAAATTCACATCGCTTTCGGTTTTCAGGGATAGCAGATTGTAGGTCAGCCACTTGGTCAGGCGTTTGCGCCGGGTATAGACAATGATATTGGATAGCAGGGGATAATCGCCGTTTACATCGGCATACTGAAATAACTCGTTCTGCATAGGCAGCACGTCGGAGTTATGGATAACCTTTGCATTATCTGCCAGCAATGATTTAATCCAAGTGACAATATCGGCCAATGATTTGTCTTGGCCTGCAAAGTAAAACGTGTCATCTTTACCATGGGCAGCCATTGCAAAGCGGAAAACGGGTTCGCCTTGACTCTGCCCTTGGGTTAGCACCAGCGTGGCATTGGATGGTTTCTCTCTCAATTCAATCTGCATCATCTTCTTGTTCCTTTCTATCGGCTTCCTGTATCAAACGGTCTCGTCTGGTCAGGATACCTTCAAAATCTGTGGTATGAACTAACTGCTTGTCGGCTGCAAAACTATACTCAAGCATGGCCGCTAAGGCTTTCAGGGTTTCTACCGCATCGGGGTTGGTTTCTTTCAGGGTATGGTTGGCATAGATGTGGTCTTTGCATCGCGCCGTGGCATTAAGGCTGGCAAACTTGAACAGGGTTTCCCATTCTTCAGATGTGCCGTCTAATACGTCTCTAATGGCTGCGCTGTTATGCACTAACTCAATGCGTATCCCATCGGGGATATATAGCAGGATTTGATGCAGGGCATAGTCGCTGCGTGTCAAATAACTGTCCCAGCCTACAATATACTCGGCATCTTCGCCGTGGTAACAAATACGGATGCAATACCCGCCTATATCCTTGGCCAGCGATTTACAGAATATCATCACGCTTAATGGGTAGATAGTCTGCTCGATAACTTCCCCCCGGCTGTTTAATACTTGGCCGGGCTGTAAAGTAATGAACCCCAAGCGGTCGTGCCAAGATAACCTATTTTTCTTCGCTTGCTGCTTTGCTGTAGTCAATTTCAAAATCCCCTTGGAAAGTGGCTTTATAGGATAGGGTGTAATGGGCTTTCAGTTCATCGGCCAAGCCCCATGCAAATAAGCACAGGTAAATCTCGCCGTTATCAATCAGGTCTTTAGCCCTGTATTTGTCAGGCAGGATTTCGCCTGTCTTTTTGTTGCATAACTGATACCAGCCGCGTGTTTCAGAAACAATCCAGCCGAACTCTTGGGCAAGTTCGAACATGCCGCTCCACTTGCTGATACCGTTTTCAAAGGATACCATAAGCGGGATGGATTCGCCTTCTCTGACATAGCGGGATTTGTTGGCCGTAATTCTAAAGCGGTAGCCAAGCAGTTCATCGCCGTCTTTGTCTTTAGCCTTACTAATGTACAGAATTTGTTGACTTGAATATCTTGCGCCAGTGCCTCCCTTCATCTCTGTCTTGCTGTACATTTCCAGCGTTTGATAAACCGCATTCACAACCACAATCGGGATATTCAACACAACGGATTTGGCATTCATAATTCTGAACAGGCTGCCCATATCCTTAGCTCGGGTCATATCTGCCACGTTCTTGCCGTCTTCGGCGTCTGATACTTCCTTCAGGCTTGGCAACATCCCGATACTGTCGATAAAGATAATCACGTGGTCGCCACGGTTGATGTTAATCAGATGGTTTGTAATCTCGGTGCGAAGCTGGCCAATATCGCTTACAGGCACATGCAGGATGCGGTCGGCTGAAACGCCCATTGATTCGAATGTTTGTTGGGTGACACCGCCCTCAGAATCGTAGAAGATGCAAACGGCGTCATCATACTTGCGCATATAGGATGCGACCATAAACAAGCCCAAGATGGTCTTGAAGTGGGCAGACGGCGCAGCAATGGTCGTGATGCCTGTCGGCAATCCGCCCAGTACATCGCCGGATAGGATTAGGTTCAATGCCGGGATGGGTGTCGTGGCGCAATCTTTGACATTGAATACATCGGATTCGGATAATACATTAACCAGTTTGTTTTTGGTACTGGCCTTTAGCTTGTTGAGTAAATCTGACATGGCTACTCCTTGAGATATAGATGCAAAAATAGGTGGCGCACCGGTTGGGCACGCCACCGTGGTTATTTACGGGCTGATTATAGCAGATTAAAAGAAGTCATCCAAGGCCGACGCTTCGGTTTTCCAGCCTAGCAAATCGGTAAAGGATTTGATGGGCGATAAAAACATTTGTTCGTACTGGCCTTCGTAATCGATATATTCATGCAAACCCATCTCCGGCGGTAAATCATCCTTGTAGGCAAAATAGTAATAGCCCGTGGGGTTGGGTTCGGTTAAGCGGATAATCTTGACCTTGTCGCCGGATTCTATCGGGGCAATATCAAACAGCTTCTTCTCTTGACGCAATCGGTTAAATGATACGCTTGCCCTGACATTGAACGGGGCGCGTGGTTTGGCCACCAAGCCGTTACTCCACTCTTCAATCCCGTTGACGCCCTTATTGCGGGCAATATCATTAGGTGGACGCTTGATGAAATACTCGTGGAAGGTTTCAAGGCGTTGTTGGAGTTCGGCTTCCTTATCATCATCCAGTATCAACTTCAGGCATTCAACCATTTCAGCCCTTGCGAAGTCTGGAAGTTCTGAGCGGGCGGTTTCAATCCCCATCATCTTAATGTGGGGTTCGGCATACCTTACGCCTTCATTGTCGTGAACTCGCAGGATATAGTTTTTCTTGGCTCGCCATATCCCTACATCGGCGATTACTTCGCGCTTCATCGACATTGCATTGGTATAAGCGCCCAAGTAGTCGGCCAATTCTTCATAAGATTTCTCGATATGCGGTTCAATCGATTGCGCCGCTATGGCATCAACAAGGTCAACCAGTTTAGATAATGGGTAGTCTTGGCCTGCAGTGAGTTTGTCTACGATATGTTCAAGCGTGAAATAGCGGCTGTTATGAACCAAAATATCATTGGCAAAGAAATTGTGGCAGCCTTCAACTTCAATGTCGTAGACATCTAATTCTCGAATACCCAAATCTTCTACAACGAAATCATCTGTTATTGCGTAATCCATCTAATAACTCCTGTAAAGCTTCATCGGTTGGTTCACGATATTCCCAAACAATATAATATTGTTTAATATCACGATTATCAAACAACGCCCGCATTTTGGCCACATCTTTTTGCCAAAGGTCTTGAACATGGGTATCCCGTAACACAGCATCTATACCATAAACATAGGGGTCGCCGTGCCAATATACCCCGTTATATTCGATACATAATTGAAGCGCAGTATTAACGTAATCATAAATCAGTATCCCGCCAACAGAATCGTCATAGATAACATATTCGCGATAACCGTGTTGGCGTTCTTTATCGGTTAGCAATGATTCGAACCTATCTAAAAATGCCGAACTTGCGGAACTAATATACTGTCCTGAAAATGGTTTGTTGCGATAATACTCTTCTAGTTTTGCTTCGGCATCTTCACCATACCGGATGCGATATGCTTCAATAGTATGTGATTTCATCAGATTGACATGTTCATACCGTCGCTGGCCTTCAATCACCCCATATTTTTCAATAAAATAATCCAATTGATTGCCAGCGTATCGCTGTCTATCGCAATATTCTTGCCATCGACGCTTCCCTTCTTCAAGGCCGTGGCGTTCGATAAACAGTTTTTCTGTGCAGGCGCGGGATAGATTGTAAGCGTCCACTTCTTCACTCGTCATACCATGAACACGCATCTTGTATTCCTTGGTATTAGTGATGCGCTGTTGTTCACAATACTCATCCCATTTAACCCGCCCTAAATCATCGCCATAGTCGACAATCATCTTTTCAAGCGTTGCGCCTACTGGTAGGGATAAAGATTTTTCCAACCGGGTAATAATTGCTGGTATATCAAGTTGAACAATCTCATTATCCAACCAAAATTGAACTTTTTTAAAAGTTCTATGAACATCATGGTTATTGGTTTCACTCCAATGGCGCAAATAATTTTTTAACAAAGAATCCATATCATCCCCTGATTTTAACAATCTTATCGCCAGCTTGAAGCTGTGGCGGGGAGCAATCAACATATTGTCTATCCCGTAACACTATCAAACTATGGTCGGCGGTAACAGTAACCGATTGCCCATTAGATGTTATACGGTACATCCGCTTCTTAACCTTGTGGCGCATAACATACGATATAGGCGCAGATGCAGGATGGTTGGCGCTGGTATCAAAAGCTAATGCGCGGCTACCATCGTTGACTTGACAAACAAATTCAGTTTTCCCATCGCCGTCAATAAGGCTGTCTTGATATTGTTGGAAAAATTCGGCAATTGTGATAGGTTTGCCATTAACTACAATAACAGAATCGCCGTCGACGCTATCCGTATCCCCTCCGACCACCCACTCTTCAGCGGGCTTGTCTTTTCCCAGCATCTTGTTCAGTAATTCAACCACCTTGCGCTCAATATAGCGGCTGGCAAGCTGGCCTGAAGTCGTAATACCTTCAGCCATACTGTGATTGTAATAGCGGAATCCTTCGTTGCCTAGTGCGCCGTATCAATGTGTTCAAATGGGGCGCTAACCCATTTGTCGCTTTCGCGTTTCCCATGTTTCCACGGGTATCAGACTATATCACAACCATACAAGCATCTGCTTGATTAGGTTCTATCCCTTTTCCCCGCCGCTTGGCAGGTACTCTACTCGATTCGGTATAAACCGTCTTTCGATAGTCGTTAGGCTTTTACGCTTTGCAGCGATTTAGCACGGTAGATTATCCATGTAGGATTTTCCCGTTTAAGGATAGTTTATCAATAACGGTTTTCCCGTTAAAGCCCCATATCAGTTTAGGGAGTTAATGGCAATTTTAACGGCCATTTGGCGGGCATCATAGACGGCGATAGCCGCTTCTTCTTGTTTATACAACGCTATCAGTTCATCATCACTAAGATTTGACAGTTCTATATCCATCATGATAGATAAAATCCTTTATTGTTAAAGTTTTACATTCTAAAGCATCAATATATCTCATCCCATGAAACTTCTGCGAAAACTCTTTTATAGCTTCACTCATATTCCAGTGCGGAGGTTTGATTATATCTGTAATTTCCCGACGATACTTCCCTTTTCCGCCAAACTTTAACCACGGAAACAACCGAGACGGGATTAAAGAAATATGGCCATCTTTGGAAATATACACATTATCGGTTTCTGATATGGTTCGCCCAATATCAAGTTCTTGCCAAGGATGGATAGTATCCGTTAAAACACAACGCTTTTCTTTAAAATCATAAACTTTTATCAATTGATTAACAGCTTGCCACCCATCAAATGACGAAGATTTTACCCGCCCGCGAACAAACCCAGCGGGAATATCGTCGCCGTTTAAGATAACACGTTGCTCATTTGTATCAGGATTGTACGCCCATTGTTTATATCCAATTGGCTTGCCTTTTCCGCACTCTGGCGCAGCATTGATAAAATCGTCGGTTGGCTTCTTCTCTACAAACACATGTTCACCAGTATGTGTATTATACCAATGACGCCGAGATTCTTGTAATTTCTGAAAACTTGGCACAATACTTCGATATAGCGCTGTCTTAGTATAACCACATCTCGCTGCTGTTATCTGTAATGCCATCAACATGCTGTCTTGAAGAGATAGTTTGTATAACAAATAATGAAGCAAATAATGAACTCGCTTGGATACTTTCACAACATTCGTAGGATAATCCTTGTATGATGGAAAAAGAGATTTGGGCAAGATGTGATGCAATTCAACATCTTCATCTCCCCAATCAATCGTATGCGCCCATGAAATCATTTTCACATATCGTCGAAAATATCTATCATCCACGGAAAAATCACACAAAATCTTTTGGTAGTCAAACATGTAACCCCCTTCTTGAAAGTTCTTTGGCAATCAGTTCAAGTTTTTTCGCGTGTGTCTTCATTTCCTTCTTGTAAGCCACGCGCTTATCAAAGAATTTTTGAATAATCTTGGGAAACCAGCCCAAACGGGATTTATCAAACATCGCGCCGTTGGCCGTCATGGCATAGCCTAGGCGCTTGGCTTCGAGTAATTCGGGTATATCGGGCTTGCACGCCACAAGCTCGTCAATCAAGCCTTCCCGCATTTGGCTTGGATGGCGCAATGTTTCGGGGCTGATATTGTATTGCTTGATGACCATGGGGTACAACGAGGTCAAATCGAAGGCCACCACCCAGCGGGATTTACCCACTATCACATCATTTACAAATGCGCCGACAAACGGTTGTTTCTGTTTCTGCCGATTCGGCGGTATCTGTATCCCCGCCCGCTTCAGCTCGTTATAGACCACGCAATCCCAGTATTTGACCTCACCAAAGATATGCGTGGGATTAACATGCCCCTGATAGGCCACGGTATAGACCAAATACAGGTATTTCAGCTTTTCATCGAGTTCGTTAATCAAGGCCACGTCACGGATGTTATACCGAACAAACATAGTAGGGTTGCCCAAGTAAAACTCTTTCAGGCTGTCAAACCCGCAATAATCCAGTTTGCCTTTGCCCAGTTCGTGCTGTGCCACAGTTTCAAGCTTGTAATCCGGCAGAGTATCGTAATTGAACTTCTTGTACAGGTCATGATAGTCGAGTAGGTCTAACCCTGCGACTTCATAGATACTGCCTTCAGGCTTGCCTTCAAACCTTGATACATCCCTGAAGGGGCTGCCGTAAACATGCTTGTAGATGGGCGATAGCTTATAGATGTCATCGGGTACTATCTTCAGGCCACGGTTGATTAAGAATGGGAAGTCAAAGCGATTCGTGTTCCATCCGGTAGCAGCATCCGGGCTTAGATATTGCCATAAGTTTAAGAATTTCTTAAACAATTCAACTTCGTTCCTACAGACGATTACTTCACTATGGTCGTCTTTCATGGTATCCAGTTCGGGGCGGTAGTCTAACGTGGTAAACGTAATGCTGTTTGGACTACCTATCATGCGAACTGTGATAGAGTTTACCTGCTGTGCCGCTTCTTGGGGCTTGGGAAAGCCTTTGCCGATTTCAGTCTCAATATCGATATTGGCAATCCTGATATATTGCATATCAAATGCAATCTCTTCTTCAGGGTAGGTATCGGCAATGAACTGGATGTAGGCATCCTGCATGCCGTAGATGTCGAAGAGGTCGTTGTACTCTTTGACGTATTCGCGCATCTCGCGGTTGCTGTCAAATACCTTGCGCTTTAGCGGTTCGCCATATAAAGAAAAACTATCGGGTTCATCAGTCTCCTTAGCTTTGATAAATAAATTGAATTGATGGGGCACGACTTCGATTTGCCTGTTTCCGTACTTGTCGACAAATCGGTGCACTACCTTGTTTTTTTGGATACTCACATTCGTATAGAATGGACTGCTCATGGATAAATACCTTTCGCAAATGTCGGATTTGATACAGGGCTTTGGTGTCGGCTTTGCCGTGGCCACTACCGTGTATCTGCTTATTGTATTTTACCGCGCCGCTGCTGGCAAGGATATGTCGGATTTGATTACATCGGATGCAGCGGGCAATAAGGTATCGCATACCAAGTTTTGGTCTAACGTGGCCTATACGGTAACGACCATATCCCTGCTTAAGATTAACTTTGACCCCGAGCGCACGCATGTGCTACCTGAACTATGGCTGATTTACTTGGGCACAGTGGCCGGGCATGCTACAGCTGCCAAGTGGATTTCTACCCGGTTGGGCAATAAACAGCCAGATTTACCGGAAGACGAAGCGGTTGAAGAAGAGCCCGAAGAAATCCCCGCTGAAGAAGCGGAAGCCGTTGAAGTTCAACCATTACTTGATAATGCGGCACAGCCGCGAAGCCAGCGCATTAAACGCCAGAGGTAGGCTAGGGTATTACCCTATAGCGTCGTCGCAATCTGTGGCGATTGTGAAGCGACTGTGGCCTATATCTGCAAAAACATCCCTACCTCTCGGATAGGGATGTTTCTTTATCGGCGTTTATCGCGGGGCGATAATGGATTGCTGTGGGGCGACAATCTTGCTGAACATCTGCCGATATTGCTCGGCCACTTGCGGGATGGGCGTATACTCCTTGAAACCGAACAGGCAGTCTTTGGCGGATACCGTGATACTGGTTTCTTCGGTCATGTCCAGCAATGGCACAAACATCACTTGATTCATGCTTCGGTTGACCAATACGGGGTTGGCCAGTTCAACTTCATTGTCAAGATTGCGGTTGATGACTTGGCCAATGATTGCGCCTTGCTGTGTCAGTAATAGGATTACATCATTCATCTTTGGCAGCCTCTTCAACGGGTTCTAAACGGGTTTCATAAGGCGTGGCAGTCCCGGCGCTACGTCTGCCTTTAGGCTTGTCTTCTTCAACGCTTTCCATTGCTTCAGTTTCCAAGGCCTTAGTGCCGGTGCTGCCAAACCCGCCTTTGCGTCCGCCTTTAACGGGCTTGGCTTCTTCGCCTTCGGGGATTTCCAAGGCATCGCTTTCCATCTTGGCCAAGTAGGCTTGGCACAGGCGTGTGCCGTGGGGAATGAACTGGCGCTGACGGGTGGTATTGAACAGGGTAATACCGACTTCTTCGCGGTAATCCGCATCAATCACGCCGACGCAGTTAATCAGGGATAAGCCGTGCTTCAAGGCCAAGCCGCTTCGTGGCACAATCAATACGCCGTAACCTGTGGCAATATTGAACTTCAGTCCTGTGGGGATGCAGGCACGTCCGTTGGGTTCTAACCAAAAACCAAGTTCGCCCGTTTCAGGCAATACCTTAGTCTCGACAATAGTCTTGTGGTTATCGTCAAACCATACGGGCACATAATCCCCGCTGTTGATGCAGGCCGATAAGTCAAAGGCAAAGCTGTCTTGAGTGGCCTTCTTGGGCGAAATTGCATTGGGTTTGCATTTGGTGATAGTCCAAAGATGATTCATGATAATCCTCCGTCATAATTAAATTTGTGAAACTCGTGATACTTGACCACGTTTACTTTATGGCTGTCGCGGAATTGCGGTGTCCCGCAGACTTCAGCCAAACCCCATCTATGGAGCAGATGAACAATGTTTTCCAAATACTGCTTTTCATCTTCATCTAATTCGGGGATGGGCTGCTTACCCCGCTTCAGCGCTCTGAACTGCTTGGCATGGCATAGGTATTGCCGCTTGCCGACTATGTAGCAGTAACACATTCTATGCAGGGTATAACCTTCCCCCTTGACAAACTTCATTAAGCCGATACGGCGCAGGGTTTCCATAAGCGTAATCAGTTCGCGCTTGCTAAGGGGTTCGATTTCCCATAGTACAACATCTGTCATCGTCCAAACCCTCCCTGAAAGGCATACTCGCGCAAAGCGGGTAGATTAGATTGCAGCATGGGCAATACTTCCAATGCCCGCTCGGTATTGTAGCCGTAAACCTGCTTAATCAGCTTAATATCGTCATCTACCACAGGGCGCTTGTGCCATTTGCCATAACGGCGTGGATTCTTTGGCAGTAAGTGATAGTAGAAGCGATACGTCGCATCCTTGGGCAAGTGATAGCCGAACTTGTTGGCCTCGTTGGCTGCAAATACCGTGTCCTTGGTGTTGGAGTAAATGGCATTCAGCATGTAATCGCTGCCCGCTACTTCTTCAAGCGGTAGGATACCTGCCTGTGCATTGATGTTCTTGGCAATATCAAAAGGCGATAAAGACATAATCCATCCCCCTTAGATGTATTGCAAGTCTGCCATCAGCTCGGTTAGGAAGGCCATCAAGTTGATTTCCTTGTTGACTACCATCGAGTTCTTGTGTTGGTAGTCGTTGAAATGCAAGATGAATTGCGGGATGCTGGCAGGCTGTACATACTGGTCAATGTGGTTATACAGGGAACGGCCTAACACGTTGATGTCGGTGTCGGGGTTCTCTGCTACCCATTTGCGCATATCGGAAAACTTCTTGCCCTTGAGCATCTCGTAGATAACATCAACCATTTCCGAACTGGCCATACCCAATGCGCCGATTTCCAACGTGCCGCTTTGGCTGTAGCGCTGGATATTGTTCAGGGTTTTGCGGAAGTCTGGAAAGAAATGCACGGCCACCTTGGTCGGCAATTCGGGGTCATACTGGATACCTTCCTGCTGCAGGATTTGGATAAGGCGTTTAACCCATGCCATCAGGATAGCGGGCTTTTCTTCTTTGGTTAATGTGAAATCAAACTCGAGCAAGCGGCTATGCAGCGGCTCAATGATTTTATTCTTGAAGTTGGCGGTAAAGATGAAACGGCAGTTTACCGAGAACTCTTCAATGAAGTTTCGCAGGGCTTGTTGGGTCGCAGATGTTAAACCATCGCTCTCGTCCATGATAACGACTTTTATCCCCCCGTCAAGCGATACGGTAGATGCAAACTCCCTAATGGTAGTGCGCATGGTGTCGATATTGCCGTTTTCAGAGCAGTTGATAACGATATAATCGCATCCCAATTCTTTGCACAAAGCTTTGGCGACGGTGGTTTTACCAACCCCCCCGGTGCCAACTAGCAAAGTATTGATTATTTCGCCTTTTTTAACCATTTCCCGAAACGGCTTCAGGATTCTTTCCGGCAAAATGCAATCATCCAAGGTTTGCGGGCGGTATTTTTCCACGAACAAAAATTCGCGGGGATTATGAAGAACGGTAGTCATGATTATTTGCGCTCCAAGCCGACTACATAGGCCAAACCATCGGTGCGTTCAAAGACTACCAAGTCGCCGTTTTGAATGCGCACGGTATAGGTGTCGGGAATCATCTTCAGCAAATCAATATTGCATTGATATTCATCTTCGGTTTGGCATTCTACCGGGATGTCGAATTTTACTTCATTGCTGGTCGGCTTGTTGGGTGTAAACAGGCGAACCCCGTTTTTGCTGATACCGATACGCTCCAAGCGCAGGATGGCAGCGGTTTTGCGGATATTGTTCAAATCGTGTTCAGACAGCGTGAAGGCTGCCACGATATTGTTCAAATCCGGCAGGGTATCGCGTTTCGGGATAACGTTGGCGCTCTCGAGGTAGGCTTGGCTGCCGT